TTGTTCTCGTTGAGTTTAGTGAGTTTCGCTTCAATCTCTTTTAACATGTATATCTCCATTTTATAAAGGGGACTCTGAGAGTCCCCATATTATAATTTATGCTAGTGTGCAACCTTGGTTAGACATTAGGTACCAGTTACCATTTGTGAATAAACAAATAGCCGCGTCCCCAGCGTCATTGAAAGTTAGTGTAGAACCTGATCCAAAGTTAGTTGGAGTTAACGTTCCGTCACCACCGTCAGTCTTCATTACTAAAAACTTTAGTTGTCCTTCAACACCGTCAGCCAGAGTTAGTGCCTGAGCACCAGTTGTTACGATTTCTGTGATAGCAGAAACAACATCAACCGCACCCGCACCTGTTAACAATTGAGTTAAACCAAATACTGGTGTTGCGTTGATTTGTACGTTATCAGCAGAAGCGTCAACTAGGAAAGCAGAACTGTATGAGTTAGTTTCTGCTCTGAAATCTGTTTGACCAGAAGCCTCGTTGATTACAACTTCTCTGTTCGCACCATCAACTCTGAATGCCTCTTCGTTATCGTTAGATACGATGAAGTCTGAATCCGTAGCGTCACTATTGATAGTTACGTTTGAACTCGCACCAGGGTTGATTGCCACTGCTGTTGGTATGTTCGCAAAAGCAGAAGCGATAGATATTTTTTTGTTAATTGGTGTTCCACTTGGATCATCAATTACATGTAGTAAGTCAGCACTTGCCAGGTTACCTGATCCCAGGTCTGTTAATGCCGTGATTTTCTTATCAGCCATTTTAGTCTCCTATAAACCCCATATGTATTAGGGGAATGCTACTAGAGGTACGCATACGCTTAACCTCTATCAATAAGTGAGGGCGACTAATTCGCCCTCGATTAAATTTTATTATGCTACAACTGTAACAGTTCCAGCCGCTGTACCAATACTAGCCGCACTTGTTATAGTTGCGTTAGTACCCTGTACATCTTTAATTGTTCCAGAATTTAATGCTAATGGATTCGCACCAAAAACTAATACGTCATCAGCATTTGTAGCAGCGTTAGCCGCACCAATTGCTAATGAGAATACTAATTCGTTAGTACCTGTTCCACTCGCATATGCCAAGTTGTGAGGTCCTCTTCCTGATCCTGCACCTTGGTTACCGTTAGTTACTGCTAAAGTAGGTGTTCCACCCGTAGTAACAACGTTTACTGGTTCATTAAATCTTAATCTTGCTGAAAGTGTAAACCCAGCAGACTTATCTGCTGTTGTTGTAATCCATTCAATTTCTGTTATGTCAGCAGCGCCTAGGGAAGATGATAGTCCGCCTATAGCGACCAAAACTTCTTCGTCTGCTGAGGTATTGTCGTTTCCAGAAAATGATGATCCTGCTTCCCTTACCCAACCTTTAGTGTTCGCAAAGACTTCTTTCTTCTCTGCCGTGGTTAGGTTCTTAGGTTTGCTCTCATCAGCGTCTGTTGCTCCCCATAGTCCCATTTTGTTTCTCCTTATAAAAAATATATATTTTCTCTTACTTCTATTTATATCCTATTTTCTTTAAGTCCGCGATTACTTGTGGCGTTGACTTATAGAGTATAGGTTGACCTTTCGCCTGTTTCCATTCAGTAGTATTCTTTTTGAAATCATCAATTAGAACATTACCCTTGGCATATACCCGTTTTTGGTCTCTACGGACTATATGTATTCTTTCTTTATCCGTCAGTTTTAAGTTCCTCTGTAACCACAACCTCTTACCCTTTATACTGTTTAAATCGTATGGAGTGTAGGCTGATAGTATGTGTGGATTAAACTTACGAATGAATGACCATAACTTCATGCCACCTGGTGTCCAGGGTAGAGTTGGCCAAAATAACTTGTATTGATTGACTGGTTCCCATTTCTGCGCCTTGTTAGGGGCTGATAACCAGTCTTCAGCGTCAGAATACCCGGACATCTGCATTGGTCCAGGTTCTGACGGATTCTTTGATTTCAGGTTAAACATGTTGGCAATACCTCTGTTGAAATCACAGAGCACACCGTCCATATCACAATAGATAGTTGGGAGACCGTCTTGTTCTTGGACTAATGTTATGCCACGAATAGTCTCCGCTAGTGCGGAGTATCTCATCTATTTTCCCATACTCTTAGATATTGCCTTACGTCTCTTATGTAAGAATTTATCTGAACTATCCACATCGCCATCGTTGTCGATGTCTTTGTCTTTTCTGTCCTTAAACTTCTTCTTTACTGCCTTTGGTTGAACAGCGTCCAGACCTTCACCATCGTCTGACTTATCATTCTTGTTAGTCTCAGCCTTATAGTATGTGTCGATGATTGTATCTACCAGAGATTTAATCTTGCCCTGTTGTGCCGCTTGTATCTCAGCATTTAGATCCTCACCGTGTACCTCAATACCCTTAGCCTCTTTGTTCTTCTTGTTCATCTTCTCAGCGTCTTCGACTTTGTATTTCTTACCTGATACTACAAATTCCTTGTCGCCATTGTGTTTAGCAGCCTGTAGTGCCTTACTAAATGCGTTGCCTTCTTCTTCTTTTGGTTTCTCACCTTTTTCTTTTTTAGAAATCGCAATCGCAGCCTGTTGTGCTGGGTTAGCAGCCTCTTGGCTAAGTTGTTTCTGTTTTTCTTCTTCCGCTTGTACTCTAGCGCTCGATTGTACGTGTGGTTTATCACCAACTACCGCATTCTGTTTATCTGTGATATCTGCTATCACGCTGGCTAGTGACCCCTTCTTTGGTTCTCCAAAGTATGTTGGGTTCCAACCTAGTGTTTTCTTTGTCATTTTAGTCTCCCTTAAAATCTATCTGAATTTAATCTTACCACGTTTTGGTACGATTTTTAGTTTATATCTTACCATATCTACCACTTCTGGTGGCATGAAATAGTTTAACATGTTAGCGATACTGTCCTTCTCGGCTCTAGTACCGTTCATCATCTTCTCAATCCTATCTACTACCTTAGGATCAACTTCTTTGAAATTACTTTTCTTTGCCTCACCCAACTCTCTCTCATCGCTGGCGAATATCTCTATATAAGGTAAGAAATCTTCTGGTAATTGTTTCCACTTCATACCAAACTTCAATACCAACTTTGATTTCGCACCTGATGATAAGATAGGTATATCTGCCTTAACAAGTTGTAGTAATTGTGACTTACTAAATCTGTCCATCAACTTACGGAGTTTGGCAAACTTCTCTGGGTTCATACCAGTCTCTTTACCTCTCAGATCCTCATACTCTCTCTTTAGTCTGGCAATCTGTTTTGATGTGAACTCTACTAGGTTCTCCAACTCCTCTGGCATAAACTCATCGTCTATATCTTTCTCCAGTTGTTTCGCCTGTTTATCATGTGCCGTAACTGACTTCTTCAACTGTTTGATGATAGGTTTGATTGTCTCTTTGTCTTTATCGTCTAGTGCCTCTGACTTTTCTTTCTCTATGTCTTTCTTCATAGCGTCTCTTGCCTTTTGACGTTCTTGGTCTACCCTATCTTTTTCTTTTCTAAGTCTTTCTCTTTCAGAGGTTCTCTTTGCGATTGCGTCTGCCTTTTTCTTAGCCGCGTCCGCTCTACCTGTGGTAGATAATCTGTTCGCAACTTTCTTAATGCCACTTGCCGCACCTTTGGCTGCCATACCAGCACCTTTGGCGATAGCACTACCTGCCGCTTTCGCTGGTTTAGATGTTACTGCCTTTGCCGCACCCTTTGCCACTTTACCTACACCCTTCGCAATACCTTTTACTGCTTTGAATGGTAGTGTGATTGGCGCTACTGCGACTTTACCAATACCCTTGGCAATCTTGCCAATAACTTCTTCTAATTCTTCTTGTTGGTCCTCATCCAGACTATCATAATACTCATAAAATTGTTCGTCATCTAGTTGTAGGACACCGTCAATATACTCCTCGAACATCATCTGCTCTTGGATCTGTGACATATTTAAACCGTATCTTTGCATTTTATCTCTCCGTGTTACTATTTATACTAATTGTCAACTTTAGCGCCTGCTCGCCATTGATAACAGGACCAATACCCTGCGGTTGTCTTATCTTTCTTCTGGTCGCAATTGTGCCTCGCACGGAAAGATGCTCTACGTCCTGGGTCGTCTCTCTTAATACTCATGTTAGGGTCACCAAAATTCACCTTGACTACGTTACCCTTCTTGTTCTTCACATACACATGGAACTTAGAATTACCACCACTAGAACGGATTGGGTCATTTAGACTTACCTTCTTGCCCTGGTATTCTGCCTCAGTTATGCCTTCCTTCTCATGTTCGTAGACCATCATCTCACAAACATTGTCTATCTGTTCAACTTCTTTTCTGGTTTTCATTACTTACCCCTTACCTTTGAAGCCAAGTCTTTATCTGCCTTACCCCAAGTTCCACTTGATTTTGTTACGAAACTGTTGACACGTGCCATACCCCATTGTTGTGGAGTTGTGCCTGGTCTGTGTCCAGTTCTCCATGCGGCCATGCCTCTGTTGTAAACTTTCATCAGTACACCATATGGCATCCCGGATTTGGCTGCCTTCTTCTTAACACCCTCGTTCTCAGATAGTAACTCATCGAACATCTCAGATACGGTCTTGTCCAGGTATAACCTGTAATCTGTACCATACTCGTCCTTGTACTGTTCGATTGTCTCACTTTCCTCTGACCACAATTTGATATCTTTAATCTCCTGTTCGACATCTTCGCCAAACTTCTTCTTAAATGCTATTGTGTGTTTAGATGGTTTAGTCTTAGCGTCTGCGTCACCAGGTGCTGGTTTATAAGCACTTGGGTCATCATCAGATTTCTTGGCACCTTTCTCAAAGTGTCTCGCCCTATCATCTTTAGACTTCTTAGATACACCTTTGTAATACACATCTGGTTGAGTGCCAGGTCTGTCTTTCACATCTGGATCTTGTCCTGTCTCTTTCTTTCTCTCACCATCTTTACTCTCTGCTTTGATGGTAGCACCATAATAGTTTTTCATATCTATGGCAAATTTATTAAGGTCTTCACCTCTACCATCTATTCTAAAACTTTTTCTATCGCTCATTTTATCAATTCTAAAACCTGTTTTCTTACCAAATCTTTTTATATCGTCCATCGCCTTACGTCTTTTTATTGGATCTTTAATGGTAACTATCATCTTTTTAAATTCATCAAGTTCCACTTCTTCAAACTTCTGGAACTTTCTATTACCAACTAACTTACCATAGTCTCTCACCTGACCAGGTGTTGAGATGTTGAATGTTCTCATCGTCTTAATCTGGTCTGCTTTCTCTGGACCCTGTGTCCAATCATCAACGTCCTTGATAGCGGGTTGTCCTGGTGTTGTCACTGGTAACTTACGTTCTTTCTTCTTTGCCTTCTCTGTCTCTTTTTCTTCATCATCAGTATTTTTCTTTTGACTATCTTTGGCGCTGTTGATTTCTTCATCGAAAGTTGAGAATGTCTTTAACGTCTCACTATTCTTTTGTAGTACCAACTTCTTCTTATCAACGTTCTCTGTCTGTAACTCTGTGTCGATAGATTGTGCTGGTTGAATATCATCTAGGAATGCTTTCTGTATCCCACCATCTTCCATCTCGTATTGGACGTAATTTGGTCCTCGTTTAATAATCGTTCCAACATTACCACTTGGTTTATGTTCAACTGTCTCACCCATCAGGTATATCTCGTTGTTATGGTATTGTTCTCTTATATCTTTCAATTCCTCATTATCACTTGGGGCAAGTATTTCTTCATTCACACCCATCCCATTTTTTAAGTCTTTAAATAATTTCATGGCGTCATTCTCCTTGGTGCCTGCGATAAGTCCTGCTCTGAAACTTTTGAAGTCATTCTTCATAGCGTAATCCCTCATTTTACTGGCACTCATTCCTTTCGCACCAGTGGCGTCTGGGTCTCTACCCCCAGCACTCACTACTTCAACTGTATCAAAGTTATAGTCCTTACCTTTATATTTGTTAATCAATGTTTTAAATTCTGCGACCCTATCACTACCTGCGACCATATAGACATCAGTATATTTCTTATCAAATCTATTTTTCAATATTTCCATGAATGTTCTTTCACGTCCTGTCGCTGGTAAAATTTGTATGCCTACTGGATACATCTTTTTCAGATAGTCAATCTTTTGTTTTACACTCAATGGATTCTTCTTACGATCCTGAGTGGCACTCACATATAGCACGGGCAAACCTTTTGTCCTCTTCGCCATTGTGATAACTCTATCAATGAGACGTTGGTGACCTATCGTAGGTGGATTCATACGACCAAAAGCAAACACCACTGTCTGTTTTCGTCCTACATCTTTTCTCAATAGTTCTTTTAACGTCTTCATTTTTTCTTACTCATTTCCTTGTAGCCTTTTAATCTACTCTTTTCTTTTCTACCCCTATTCTTAGAGGCGTCCTCGAAACCCACGATGTCCTTACCTTTGTGTGACGCATCTTTGCCATCACCATT